GAAAAAATCAGATAAAATGCTTTACGAACCGCGACTCAAGAACTATGGGACTTTTTTCCAGGATCTCGAATCGTGCTAAATCGCCCGCGAGTCCTTCGTGGGCTTTGTTTCGTCCACTCTCATCGTGGAACATCGGGAATACTCAGATTCTCGGCATCCCGTCGGTCGGCCGCTGCATCGACTTGATCGCGGGGGACGTTTCGCGGGTTCCGTCGTGCGTCGTGGGCAAGTACGACAACGGCTATATCGAAGTCGAATCAAGGCTCACCGAACTCCTCGAGGGTTCACCGAACAATCTAATCTCGGGAACGAGCTACCTTCGAAAGATTGTGAATGATCTCCTCATTCACGGGAAGCATCTCGACGTAATCACTCGAGACGGGCGCGGAAATATCCTCGAGATCACTCCGGCCGAGTTCGGAACGTGGGGTTACAACTGGGACGAAAAGGCTCAGACGCTTACCTATCAGGCGTTCGGCCAGACGTTCTTACCCTCCGACGTTCTTCATTTCAGACGCGCCGAACGAATCATGTTTCAGGGCGAAGGAGTTCTCGATCAGTTCAAGACGACGTTTGAGATGATCGCGGGCCAGTACACGGCCGCGAAAAAGATCTTCGAGAGCGCTCTTCCGAAGATCAAACTCGAGACCGACGAGCCGATCAGCGCCGACGCGGTCGCTAGATTGCAAGAGTCGTTCAGAAGCACGCACGGCGACGCTTCGACGTGGTCAACCCCGGTGGTCGTCTCCGGTGGAATGAAGGTCGGAGAGATCACCACGCGACTCGACCAGCAGCAACACGCAACTCTACAAGAGTTCGGGGTGGCTGATGTCGCTCGAGCGTTTGGGGTGCCGGTCACCATGATTGACTCGAGTTCGTCACCGACGACCGAAGACATCTCGAGTTATCTCGAGGGCTGTCTTCGACCCTTGCTCGACCTCATCGGGTCCGAGTTTGAATTCAAAACCCTCTCTTCTGGTGAGCGCTTGAGATTCAAGACCGAGCAACTAACTCGGGGTACCGCCAGCGCTCAGGCCGCGGCCGCTCGCCAGCTTATCGACGCCGGAATCCAGACTCCGAACGAGGCTCGAATGTCTCTCGGAATGTCCTCTCTGGACGCACCCGGAATGGACGAGATCGTCATCTCGAAGAACTACGCGCAAATGTCATCGACTGCCGGCGACGACGCTGGCTCCGATGCTTCAGGGGGTGGAGATGACGCTTGAGATTCGATCGACATCGGTAGAGGTTCGCGGAAACGTCCTGGAGGGGATTGCCGTTCCGTTTAACGAATACACGGAAATTCGTGAGGGCGGAGTGACCTTCCGCGAGAAGTTCAATCCCGGATCGATCACGGTTCCGGATCACGCGGTACTTCAGTTTTCGCACGACGGCGGCGGGGTTCCTCTCGCTCGAGCCGGTGCGGGAACCATCACGTTTGAAGATACGCCGGAAGGGTTGCGGTTCACTGCAAGCATTCCCGAAGCGCGTACCGACATCATCGAAGCCCTGGAGCGCGGCGATCTCGACGGGTCGGTCTCAATTGGTTTTTACACGGTGCGAGATCGGAAGACTCCGGTTCGCAAGGGAAAGGTCGCATATCTCCGAGAGATCGAAGAGGCGACCATGGATCATTTGGCCGTTGTGGAACGGCCAGCTTATGAAAATGCGAAAGCGGAGTTTTCGAAATGAATCTGATTGAAATGCGTGACAAAGAAGAACGACTCTTTAAGGAACTTGGTGCCGTTCTTGACGGCGCATCGGGTCGGAATCTGACTCCCGAAGAGTCTGAAAAAGTCGAGAAGATGAATAGCGAAGCGGACTCGCTTCAAGGCCAGATCCGTTCGGCCGCTGCCGTCGAATCCGCTGAGATGCGTCTCGGCTCGCCTCGTGGTTCTTGGAACATGACTGACACCAAGGTCGAGAACACTCCTGAAAAGGACTTTCGAGGGTTTGCGGCTGGTAACTACGGCCGCGAATTTAGAGCGCTTCCCGTGACCGGCGGAGACGCTGGTTCTCTCCAGGATCTCGGATTGTATCAACAGTTCATTTCGATCATGGATCGACTGTCTCCGATGCGCACGATTTGCGCCACTGACACCTTCAGCACGGCGGATATTCGATATCCGACACAAAGCACACAAATTAGTGTGACAAGCACGACCAATGAAGGCATTGCCTTCGATGCTTTCGAGCCGACTTTCGGATCGAACACTCCGACGCCTCGCAAGTTTGCGGTTCAGACTCAAGTGACGCAGGAAGCCGTCGCGGATTCGCTTTTTAGCCTTGAAGACATCGTCCTTCGTCAGCAGGCCGAAGCACTGGCAGCCGCTCAAAATGCCTGTTTCATGCTCGGAACCGGCGCCGCGAGTGGTGACGACCGACTTTTCGCGGATCATTCATCGAATGGTGCAGTGAAAAAGCAAGTTGCCTCGAGCTCAGTGATCACGATCAAGCAGATGGTCGAGGGTTTGGTCGAACTTTCAGGAACAGGGTATTTCGGTCGTTCTGGCGCGTTCGTCGTCTCGCCTGGTTTGATTCAGGATCTCATGACCGAAGCCGACAATGTTGCGCGTCCTCTGCTCATGCCTTCAGCAGAAGCAACATTCTCGAACGCGGCGCCGTTCCAGATTTTCGGGCGTCCGGTCTACGTCGCTTCTGAAGGTAATCCGATGACGACAGGCCAGTTTGTTGCCGCATACGTCGCGAGTGATAGCGCCAGAATTGCGGACGTTCAGGGTATTAACTTCATGCGCGACCCCTACAGCAAGTCGGCCGAGGGGGAGATTAATCTTCTTTCCTCGATCCGTTCCGGGTTTGCAATCACCGAACCCAGGGGCATCGTGACCTATCAGCTTGGATGATGAAACAACGCGGTTCAGTCTCTCCAGGGGGGAAACCCTCTGGAGGGCTTTTTTACTTGAAGGAATATCCGAATGAGAATCACATCACAGAACGCGGTGACCTTCTCCCTCGCGGAAATGAAAGCGCATCTCAGAGTCGAACACGACCTCGAGGATGACGTGATCGCACGGTATCTCGACGCGGCCGTGATGTTCTATGAGAACGCGACCGGGTACTATCTGCGACAAACCACGTTCACGGCTCGGTTCACTGAGTCGCCGATTCAACTCGTCGTCCGCCCTTGGTCAACCTCTTTCGTAGTTCAAGCGAAGACCGACGGAAACGCCGATGTCACGATTACGCGGTACGAAGCTCCTGGCGAGGTCTCAGTGGTCGAATGGGATTCGACCTCGGTCGGCGCGTTGAACCTCACTTGGAGAGTCGGAGCGCCTAAGCGAAGCGACATTCCTTCAATGGCGGCGCAGGCCGTTCGAGCGCTCGTCGCTGACATGTACGTGAATCGCCAGATGGAACAACCCGTCCAGCTTTACAAGTCTGGAATCGCCTCCGCGATGATGATGGGTGAGGCACGGACGTCCCTATGATCCCGCAAGTCGGCCAACTCTCCGCGCCCTTTATCGTCCAGACTCGGACGGTGACTCGAGACTCATTCGAGCAGCCGATCGAATCGTGGTCCAATGCGGGATATGTCTGGGCAAAAGTCGAGACTCGAGGCGGGTTCGGCAAAGGCGAGTTCGAGGACACTCTTCAGGGCATGGAACGCAAGGTAGCGGTCATCGACGGTAATCGAACCGACATCGTCTGGAGCGTAAAAGATACGCGGCTCAAGAACGCGAACGGCGGTCTCGACGCGGCGCAAATCTACAACGTGACCGAGATTTCAGACGCGGGTTTGCATCATCACCGAATCGAGTTGACGCTCGAGGAGGTGACGAAATGATGTCGGCGCGTGACCGTAACCGGATCAAGTCTCAAGCCTATCAAGCGGCGGCGGGATCTCTCGCCGGGGAACTCATCGGCCAGAAAGACATCATCAGGAACATGAAAAAAATGCCGGGTGACGTTCAAGCGAAGATCACTCAGAACGCTATTAAACCAATCGTGAAGCTCTCCACGGCGACGTGGAAACGAGAGATTAAGGGCGCGAAGGTATCCGGAAACTCGAACGCATTCCGTCGGCGCTACGGGGGAACGTCTCTCCGGGTCGCTTTGGCGAAGTCGGTCAAGTCCCGGAATCCGAGCGGCAAGGGGAAGAAGTCTCTCCGAGGGTATTCGGTGAGTTCGGGCGGGGTCACAAGCCACGGCGGCAAGGGTGAAGCGACGACGAACGCGGGGCAAATATGGTGGCTTGAGTACGGCACGCGTCCGCATGCACTGGGCAAGGGTTCACGTCTCGGACGTGAGGGCGGGCCACGTGGGCCACAGCATGGTCGGCGTCATCCGGGGACCAAGCCGGTCACCCATATTCGAAAAGCCGTCGATCGTCTCAAGCCTCGAGCGCTTCGAATGTTTGAGACGGCCGTTCGGCTGGGCATGAGATCAGGCGGCGAGCGGATCACGGCGCAACAGTTTAAGAGGTTGACTCGATGATCGTTGACTTGCTGGAATGGTTGAACGCTGGATCACTGCTTCCCGACCCTCGTGTAGTTGAGCCGTATCTTCGCGAGGATTTAGACTTGCCGGCGATCGTGTACGAGATCCAATCCGAAGAGGTGGAGCGCGACCTACTGACGAAAGTGGGGACGCTGCGACTTTCGACGGTTTCCTTTCGGTGTCTCTCGAATAAGTTTTCCGAGGCTGAATCGACGGCGGCGGCCGTCATGACTCGGCTCGGAAGCTATACCGTCGTGGCTACTGGTGGAACCGCAACGGCGATCAAAGGTCTTTCGGTTCAATCTCTCGACCGTTCGTATTCTCTACCCGTTGAATCATCTAACGAAATTTTGTACGAGGTCGAAATCTCGGTCGTCGTCTCCTGGAGTACTGTCTAATGCCCACAAGCTCATTCAATACCACCGTGACATTCGGTACAGTTTCATCGACCGAGGTTCGATCGGTTGACGTTTCTGGCGAGTCTCTGTCGATGGTTGATACAACCAAACTCAATACGACCGTTGCAACTCAGATCGCAGGCATCACACAAAACGCCACTATCACGGTCACGACTTTAGACAAGCCCGCATGGACTCTCGGTGGTGCGGGTGCGGAATTGTCGGTAGCGTTTGGCGGTGGGGCGGCTACGGACTTCCGAACGTGTGTCTTGACAAGCGGTCCGAATGGGTCTGCGGCAATCGACGCGGCAGTCGAGTTTTCGTACACGTTCGAACAAGTTGACGCGGGTACAGCATGATCCCAAAAAGCGTATCCATAGCGGGCGTCGATTACGTGGTCACGGCTCCAACGGGCCGCGACTATATGTCGTCACTTGAAATGCAAGATTTCGACAAGGCTTGTTTTTTCATCCTTCAATGTGTGAAGGTGGACGGCCGATCGGCGTTCTCGACCATCGAGGAGGTTCAAGCGGAGCCACTGGCGCTCCTGCTCAAGCTCGAGGCGGTCGTTTCTAGCCTTCTTGAGTACGACATTCCGGACCCTACGTCGGCACCCTCGGGGCATTCTGCCGGTCACTAGGGGTGCCGATTGGTGAGGTGATGCGAGGGCCGGCGGCGGATTTGGTGTTCTGGATGGATTACTCAAAACGGCTTGAAGATGCGAAACAGGAGTTATCAACATGGCAGGCAAATCAAGAAGTTTAGGTAGCCTCTTGGTGAACGTCGGCGCGGATACTCGAGCGCTCGAGACTGGTTTAAAATCGGCCACGTCGTCGGTGAATCAGTTCGGAACCAGGACGGCCGCGACTACGAAAAAGGCTCGAGCGGGTTTCAATAACATGAGTACGGCCGCACTCGGTGTCGGCGCTTCAATGGCGGCGGCTACTGGTCTCGGGGGGTTGCTTGCACTCGGTCCGGCTGCGGCTGGTGGTGTTGCAATGCGCGGTTTGAATTCATTGTCTGCACCATTTGCGGAGTCTCCTCAAAACATGATGCGAAAAATTCGACTCCAACAGCGGGCTATGAGATTTCAATTCATGGGTGGTCCAGCGGGCGAAGCTCTATCGAACTTGAACTTCTTTACTAACCCTGGAAACTTGATCGAAGAAGCGAAGATCGGCGGGCTCGAATTCTTCTCGGGTATTGGTAAAAACAACGTTTTTAAGATGCTCGGAGAAGTGATGAGTCCGACGGATGGTTTCGCAGCACAGGCATCGCCAGACTCTCCAGGGTGGAACAAGGGAAGTGAGATCAGCATGGGAATCATGCGCGGAATGCTTGGTTTCGGGGTGTCTCCATGACTTGGTCGATCAACGAAAAGCAGGGGTCTCGAAAGTTTTCCGTCACGGATGAGGGATTGTCGGCGGCGGTGATCAGCCTAGTTTGTACCGCCTCGGTTGCTGCCGATGTCGTCGATAGCTTATGGGATCAACTGAAACTCCTTTATCCAATCGGGAAGCCGTTACCGACTGGATCGGTTACGAATTCATTTCAGCCAAACGGCGAAAACAAGTGGTACGTTGATTCGTATTCAGGCGCTCGGCCAACCGCCACAAACGCCGGAAACGCTCAATGCTATTACGTCGATGTGAATATCAGTTTTCTCGGTCCTGTTTCCGCGCTCACTGGCGTTTCGAATAATACCCGGCGGGACATCGAAGTGATGTTCACAGGCACTTCCCGAAAAGCTCAAACGTGGATCGACTGGGATTCTCTCGCCAGCCTGCCGAGTGAGTCGGATACCGACTGGTCCAACGCGAACCCGGCTAACTTGCGAATCACGGGAACACGTATCGACGTGAACGGCCGACCGATGCCGAAGTCGGTTCATCAACAACGTCTGACAGTGAACATATATGGACCGTTTGATATTGATTTGGCATCAACTAAGGCATATTCCCATCAAGGCAAGCGTGGTGATGCTGGAACTGTATTCGGCGTTTGGGATGGTCGGAAAGTTTTGTTCGACAGCTTGGAGATCGTTCAAGTGAAACACGGTTTTCAGAGAGCGACTTTCCGATTCATATGCGACTGGTTTAACCATCTTGAACAAGAACTATGTACCGCCGGTGAGGGAAACCAGATGGTGCCCTCGTCTGAAAATCCTACGACTATCACAAGAGCCGGCGCGGTCGATATCAAAGTTTTTCACGCCGAAGCGGTATGGCGTCAACCCTACGAAAAAGGAACTTGGGCGCTAGGTGATGTCATCGGAACCAATAACGCGACATATGTTTCGGGGTTGTTCTCATGAATGCGTTTGACCCTCGAAATCCCGGCGCTGATTTCTTCAAACCTTCATTTCACTTGTTGCTTATCAAGGATCAAACGGTCGTCGATCCTTATCGGTGGCGCTACGATCTCCAGCTTGTTGATTTCGATGATGCCAATCTCGAGGACACTCCAGCATATGAGGATCGAGGCGACGAAGTGGCCGGTTTCAACGTCCTCGAGTTTGACAACACGATCAGCAACGCCGGCGGATACGATCCGGACAATATCCCGGACGACTTCGAATTCAAGCCGATTTCGGGGTATGTGCTCGGCTACCCGGTCAACGCGAAAGTCGGCGAGACAGTGAAAATCGTTTTTCTATTCAGCGCGGTCAATCCTATCGACGGGGTGTGTTCATGATTACGGTCGGCGGTCTTTCATTTACTCCAGGCTCCCCGGAGACGCTCGCGGTTTCTGGTCTTGATGCGACTCAGTCGTCGGCCGTGTTTCGGTATGAAACGCTCGAGGTCACGGGGTCGCTTTCCGGTTCCACGTGGTCGTTCGCATTCACAGCCGACGACACCGGCGTTTTCGATCCGACTCCGAACCGATTCGATTGCCAAATCGTTTACGGTGATTCCTCCATTACGCCGGTTGTCCTTCGAACCGGTGAACGCAAGAACGGAACAGAACCGACAACGCCTCCTGGTACGACCCGCGTATCGTCAGTCACCGCCGGGAATGGCCTGTCGTCGGTACCTAGTCCGATCACGGCGAAGGGTACGATAAATCTGGACGCTGCTTTGAATCAACTTAACGACGTGACTATTTCAGGTGCGACAAATTCGCAAGTCTTGAAGTACTCATCAGGAACCTGGAGCAATCAGGACGAATCCGGTGGTGGGGGTGGATCGACAGCGCTTGACGATCTAACCGACGTCACAATCACAAGTGCGTCGGCGGATGACTTCCTCAGCTACTCCGGTTCGGAATGGGTGAACCGGTCGATACCCTTCATGCCGCAACCAGGTTCGTCGAACCGTGTGCGCGTCGGTAAAGTGTGGAACCCTCTTATCTCGACGCCTGCCTTCGTCGATGTGTACCGCGAGTCGTTTTTTCAAGCGATCGGTGGCACAAATCCCACAGGTGATATCACCGTAAAAAGTAGCGGAGTGGAGTTCCAAGTCTCCTGTGGTGGTTATTTACAGAAGGCGAACGGAATCAAAAGTTCTTTACCCTCTGATTCGGTTGGTATCGCCGGCGGAATTCAAGTAAACACCGACGGCGAAATGATTCTCAGACGCGGCCAACAGGTCGACGATGCGGATTGTGGTTTCTTCGTCTTCATCGATTACGTAGAATCATGACGCGAGACCGATCAGATCGAGTATCGCTTTCTGTTCGCGACTGGTTTGGAATCGTCGGTATCGCGTTCGGTATTTTCACCGCTTGCGGTGCGGGATATCTGCGGATCGATCGTTCGCTCTCTGAACTGTCGCTCGGACAATCGCATCAGGCACATATCATCGACGGTTTAAACACAGACATTCAGCGCCTCGAGGCGCGACTTATGGGGGTCAAGTAATGAATTCGAAAGCATGGTTTTTTATTGGTCTTGCGGCAGTGGTTGCGGGTTGTGTTTCACTGCTTCAGGGTTGCGACCTCGCGACGCTTGTGCGGGTCGATGTTCCGGAACCGGTCCAGGATGCTATCGGGGTTCCTGACTCAGTGAGCTACGCCGAAGCCGAGGCAGCGTGGAATCAATGGAAGCTCTTCGTTCAGATCAACTCGGATCGAATGGCGGCCGAGATCGAATCCGGCCGCGAACGTTTCGAGCTACTCCAGTCGGTCGCGAATACTGGACTCGAGGCACTCAGCGAAAACGCGTCGTTGTTCCCTGGTGGTGGCTTGCTGGTCGGTGTGCTTGGAGGTGTGGGGGGATTGTTTATCCGTCGTCCTGGAGACAAGAAAAAAGCACAAGCCGAGCGGGTGCAGGCTTTCCAGCATGGAATGTCGGCCGAGAATCAACGGCTCGAGGCGGTCGAAAAGGCTAAAAATGTTTCGTAATTGTTGCTGTGGAACTGGCACTCCGGAAACTTGTTCAAGTGTTTGCACGTGTTCACTTGCTTCGAAACAACAGTATTTGCAAGTCGGTTTTGTTCCGCAAGTTTGCTACTATCAATCAGGAACACAGGAAACACATGTTCCTGTCGTATGCTCGAGCGATGTTGCCGGTTTTGCTGACGATTCCGAATTTTATACGCGCTACCAGATGGCAAAAGGCGGATGTCGATGGGGCAACAAATACAACATCAATCATCTCACCGACAATTCGTTTCATTGTCCGGGTGGTTGTTCGCAATGTGATACCAATTGCTGTTGGTCGCATCCAAACGGCGGCCCATGTTATCCGCTGGCGGGAGATTGTGATTTACCTGATTGTGATTGCGATGCAGATTGTTGTTTTCAAACACATCCGCCAGGTGAAGACCGAGATCAATGCAATCGAAACTGCTTTGAGCAAAAATGGAAAAGGTTTTGTGCTACTTCTCAATGGAAAACTATGACAGTAGGTCGCGGATTGTATTCCGATCAAATATACAAACCGCCGGACATGGAATGGAGTTTTTCCTCCATCCGAGCAGATACGAACCCTCGTACGTACGCGGATAATTTGACATTCGGATCGGCGACTATCGCGGGATCTGATGAATTTGTCGATGGAAGTCTTTTGACGTGGGGAAATTTCGATTGTCCATCGGGAAAAATTTGTAGACAATGGGGGATTAACGAAGAATGCTATTCCGGTGCATCAAATCAAAATTCTCATTGGTACGGGTACGCAAAAAAAATCGGTAAAAGTTATTCTATTTTGCAAGGTTCGTACCCGGTGCAGGCTACTCGTAGTGTCTTTGTATCACCACAAAACGGTAGCGAAGAATGTTACGATTCACAGCTTTATCCTCTTGATGAGTTTCACGGTTTCTTTTTTCAAATTTTGTTCGAAGGAACGAGTGTAGAAAACTCAGTTGTTTACTCACAAGTGAATTCCGTGACTGGGCCCGATAATTTCGGCTCGAGTGGATCAATTCCGAACCGGCCTGGAAATTCTTGCAAATGTCCTGGGCTGATTGAAGGTGCGGATCAAATTCTATATTGGAAAGTTGGAGGGGCGTATGCTTCAGGATTCACAGTCTAAAAACTACCGATATGAAATCGGTGAACGTCGGTCGAGGCCAATAATGCTCGGCGACAAGCTCGAGCGTGTGTTTCGCCTGGTGGGAATCAAACGCGCCGCGAAGCTCTACGAGTCGAAGACCGGCCGATCCTGCGGGTGTGACAAGCGAAAAGAAGCGCTCAATCGCATTTGATTCGATGTAAGTGGTAAAATCCCGCGCTGGTTGTTAATGTCAGTCAATGAGCAATAACGAGCAGGAATTCGCATCTGTGTTAATAGATGGTGTCTGGAGAGCCTGTCCGAGACCCGGAATCCAGTGGGATTTGCGAGAAATGGGAATTTCTAGCGGTTTTGGTTTAAGGGGCCAGGCGAACGCGATCAAACTTTCGGATCGTTCTAACGCTCTGAGGGCCGCTCAGTCGATTAAAAGCAATGTTAACAATGAAAAAACCGCTGAGGGTCCGATAATGGGTGTTCCGTTATTGGACTCATGCGCGAACGAGAGGAAACGTTCACGAATGAGTTTGGTATGTTTGATAAATTTCGGCGGGGATGAGATCGATATCCTCGAGGACGGCCGCACGCAGGCATCAATACCCGTGTTCATGTTGAACGCGGTTCGGGCTTGGAGTGCGCAAAATGATACGACCGTATACGACGGACTGACGCGATTGCTCGCGGCTGGTCTTGAGTCGAGCGGGCCGCAGGTACACGACCATTGTTTGATGGTTGCTCTGGAATGCCGGGGTGACGAAGAATGATTTACACCGAATACCCGAAGGACGATATCGAAAACGTGTTGACGCTTGTGGACGCTATGGAGGGCGCCCTCAGAGACCTCGCGGAATGGAATCCGGCATTGATGACCTATGGAACCGACGCCCCCGAGGGCGTACGTGCGGCCGTGAGAAAGCTCGAGACAGCTCTTCAGGAGGTGAAGAAGCGAACGGTGGTGATTTCATCATGAGAGATATCATCATCGCAGTGATCCGCGCATCGGACCCGGACATCATGATCCGAGAGCCTGAAACGATTGAACTCGCTTGCGCGAAAATGATCGACATGGCCGCCCGCCTGGAGGGGGATAGCTCGCCAGCGCCGGCCGCCGCGCCTGCTCCTGCCGGCAAGATTAAGAATCAATCCGAGCGCTACATCAAGGAACTTGACGTCATTACCGACGAGCGGGCACGTGTGAAAATGGATGGCTTGAAGTGGCTGTCTGTCTGGGATGAAAACAAGGACCGAGCGCTCGAGGCTTTCACGTCCGGCCGTCCCATCATGGGTCAAATTGTGAAAGACAAACAAGGGCGGGAAAAAATGGTCGACGTGGAGGTGGTTCGATGACTGAAAGAATGCACGACCCAGCGCCAGCGCCAGCGCCAGCTCTGGCGGCCCCCTTGCGCCGGCTTGACAAGCCTGCTACGCTCTCCGCGCTGGCGCGGGCGGCCGAAGGCCTAGCACCGACGACCAGCGCGAGAGACGCGAAGCCGGCGGCCAGTCAAGCGCCGGCGGAGCAGGCGCAAGCGCCGGCGCCGGCTGCCGGCTATCGAAACCATAAAGCGGCTAATCGGTGGATGGAATCCGTCGAACGTCATTGCAATCTTGAACCGGACGACCTCGAGCATCGGGCCGTGCTGATTGAAAATCTGGCCGCGTATGGTGCTACGATTTTGAATCGGCAAGTCTCCATGCACGAGGTTCGACGACCAGACCTCGGCGGGAAGCCTGGAACGAAGGAACA